AGACCGGGTGGGATTTTCCCCACCCGGCCAAGGAATTAGGCGATCACTCTTCCAGATCTTCGGTATCGATACCGATACCGGTTCCGTTTCCGTATCCGTCGCTGGATCCGGCTCCGTATCCCCAACCGGAGCCGTAACCAATGCTGTCGGCTGAGCCATAACCCCAACCGACTCCGGAACCGGTTCCATCACTTCCGCCGTAATGGTATCCGGATCCATGGCCGGATCCGTCACCGTCTCCGGAGGAATCGGAGATTCCCCAACCGAATCCCCAGTTTCTCCTACGCTTCATTGATGGACGACTCCGCTTCCGGAGTCGTAGGGAGCAACTCCACGACTCCGGTCAAATAGATCTCCTTGATAGGAGAATCGAGGATGCTGTCCTGGGCCACGATTCCGTGGACAGCAACCCCACTCAGAGCCACACCGTCCCTAGCGTGCCACTTCCAGAGACGCCTGGCATCCTTGAGAATCACGCTGGTGCCGTCGTTGCCAATGGCAACGAGCACTCCGGCGTGAACGCCCGCCCCAGAGCAGCGGGCAATAACGTGACGATTGATGAAGGGGTGATTGGTATGGAGCTCCACAATAGCCTCCTATCGGGTTAAAGGGGAAAAACCCCAACCCGTGCGACAGCACGGGCTGGGACAGGCAGCCGAATGCAAGTACCTAGGCCTCCAGGCACTCGCATTCGGCTTCGACACAACCGCAATAGATGCACACGCCAGTATCTCGGAAAATCTCCGGATCTAGGCGAATACCTAGACGAACATTTGCCTCCTCATCCGGATCCCAAGGAATCCGGAGAGAGCACGTACAGGGAACGTATCCAAATTGAGCCGGGCAGGAGCACACAGTCACCTCAACATTCTTGGAAAGGCTCATATTGTCCCTCCACATTCACTAAGGAACCAAGGAAGGGAAGGAACCAAGGAGGTTCCTGAATGTCGACCCCTGCGACAGCAGGGGAAAAACGATAGAGCAAGGCAGGCAAATTAAAGAACCAGGAAGACAAGAAGCACCATTTCCCTGGTGTGACCAGGTGTGACTGTCAATAGAAAAGGGGAAAGCTCCGAGAGCCAGAAGCTCTCGGAGCGTGGGTTAGTCCTCCGGAAATCCGCACCACATGCAGATTCCGGCAGCCTGCAACGCCTCGGCGTTGGGAAGTGTATCCTCCAAGCTACGAGGCTTGGAGAGATCGCACTTACATTTGTAGCAACGACAGTTGTACTTTCCACAAAGTCCACAAGGAAGGGAGTCAAACAAAGACCTGAGCTTAACAACAGGTTTCATAGTTTCCTCCTATGGTCGTCCCCTGCGACAGCAGGGAGGAAAGGGCAGAAGGCAGGAGGAGGGCGAGAAGAGGGCAAGAAAGATCTTCTGCTTCCGTTTCCAGACTTCTGTTCCCGACTTTCGTATCTGGGAGGTGTGAAGGGTGTGATTCAAATGGAATTTAATTGAGATTCAGCTCCGAAAAATAGGTGGGGGAGGGGTAAAAAATTAGGAGCTCAAGTACCCGGGGGGGATATTTTTCTTTTGGGGGATGCGAAAGAGGGGGGATACCTAGCCCGAGATAAATTTTTCACGAGCCTCTAATGTAAAAATAAAATTTGCTCCTATATTATAGGAGCTACTTTATTGAGAAATTACTTTAAGATCCTTGGATTTATATTCTTTAGAATATAAATACACTTTCCCCTTTCTTCTCCTTCCTTATATTATATAGAAGGAGAAGTCCTTGTGCCCCGGGCTAAGGGTAGCCTATACTCCTGGCTCAGGAGGTTGTCAAGCGTATGGGTGTTACCAAGGAACAGATTATCCAGATTCTTCCCCCTGCTCTTCGGAAATCCGTTACTCAAAATCTAATTGATCAGCTTAATAATATTGCCCAGGACCCGGACCTTGCCGAGGAGATGAGGCAGAACTTCATCTCGTACAGCAAGGTGCTCCAGGAGGGTCGGTTTAAGCTGGAGGATTACTTAAATGCTGTAAAGTTCGTGAGCTATAAGCTCATGGGCTATAACGACCAGGATGCCTTCTTCCGAACTTTCCCTCAGAGGCATCAGAGGCTTTTGGCCCAGGGAGCAGACCCAAAAACCATCTCGGCCCATGTCTCCATGTACAAAAAGGGGAAGCTAGTGAACCTGATCATGGAGCAGGCCATGGTTCCGGTCTGGATCCTGAACCAGGATGCTTTCCAGAAGGCGATCAATACCCTGGTCGATTTGATGATGAACGCTAAGAGCGAGATGGTCCGGGCTCAGGCGGCAAACTCCCTTCTGACTCACCTCCAGAGACCCAAGGAAGTGGCCCAAGGTCCGCTTGTGAATATCAACGTGGAAAACTCGGGACTTAATGAACTTAAGGCGATGATCCAGGATCTAGCTCAGGCTCAAAAGAAGGCAATTAAGTCTGGAGTTCCTACTAATGTGATTCTGGCTCAAAAATTGAGCACTAGTAAGGAGGAGCAGGAAGAAGATGAGTTTGATTCCTAATGTAGCGCCTCCGAAAAAGAAGAAAGAGCTCGACGAGCTGCTGGATGAGGTTGATTACGCATTTCTAAATTCGCCTAATTATGAGCCTTCGGACTTTGCTCTTGCTTTCGTTACTTTCATCAAATTGGTAAATGGCGAGGAAGGGGAGTCCCACCAGACTCCTCCGTTTCACCTCGCCATGCTCGACAAGGTAGTAAACGGTAAGCCCTACGTCGCTAACCTGTGCTTCCGTGGGGCTGCCAAGACCACTCTGTTCATGGAATATCTGTCTCTCTACCTGGGGGTCTTTGGATACTTGCCGAAATTTGGCCCAGTTGAGGCCATGATCTATGTCTCCGACTCAGTGGAGAACGGGGTCAAGAGCGCTCGGAAGAACATTGAATTTCGATATAATAATAGCAAATTCCTTCAGGAGTGGATCCCCGAGGCCAAGTTCACTGATACCTATATCGAATTTGCCAACAAAGAAGGACACAAGCTTGGGATTAAGCTGTTCGGAGCTAAGACTGGTATCCGCGGAACCAAGATCTTCGGAAAAAGGCCGGTTCTGGCCGTGCTAGATGACTTGGTGAGCGACGAGGATGCTGATTCCTTGGCTCTCATGCAGGACATCAAGGACACGGTTTACAAGGGGGTAATGCACGCTCTAGACCCAACCCGGCGGAAGATCATCTTCAACGGCACCCCCTTTAATAAGAATGATATTTTGGTAGAAGCCGTGGAATCTGGCGGCTGGGACGTGAACGTCTGGCCAGTTTGTGAGAAGTTCCCCTGCGAGCCTGAAGAGTTCCGTGGAGCTTGGCCTGACAGATTCTCCTACCAGTACGTTAAAGAACAATATGACCTTGCGGTCGCCACCGGAAAGCTAGCCGCCTTTTATCAGGAATTGATGCTCCGCATCACTTCGGAAGAAGACCGCCTGATTCAGGACTCGGAGATCCGGTGGTATTCCCGGCAGCAGCTTCTCGCCAACCGACATGCATTCAATTTTTATATCACCACAGATTTTGCAACTTCAAAGAAGCAGACCTCCGATTACTCGGTAATCAGTGTTTGGGCCTACAATGCCAACGGGGACTGGTTCTGGGTAGATGGGATTTGTGCCCGTCAAACCATGGACCACACCATTGATGACTTGTTCCGTCTGGTTCAAACCTACAAGCCCCAGCAGGTGGGAATCGAGACTACTGGACAGCAGGGAGCCTTTATCCAGTGGCTACAGCGGGAGATGATAAACCGGAACATTTGGTTCAACTTCGCTTCTAGCGAAAAGAACGGGCAACCAGGAATTCGCCCAACGGTGGATAAGCTAGCTCGATTCAATCTGGTAGTTCCTTGGTTCAAGGCGGGGAAAATCTATTTCCCCGAAGAACTCAGAACGAGTACCATCATGGGCGAATTTATGCGTCAAATTCGGATGGCTACTCTGAGTGGCCTCAAAGGGAAAGACGACTGTCTTGATACAATTTCGATGCTTGCTTACTTGAAGCCGTGGAAACCTTCCGATACACTCCCCACGGAACGTCTAGAGAATTCTTTGTGGGACGATAGTGAATATGTAGAAGAATCCAACAGACTAAGTTCTTACATAGTCTAGGGAGTTAAAGATGAAAGTCGCCGATCTCTTTAAGACTCTCTCATACGGAGAGCTGAGTAATTCTTCTATTGCCGTCGATGCTACCGGGACGATCAAGGAGCAGTATCACCCCCATATCATTCAGTTCGCCAACGATGCGTTGTTGCGGATCTATTCGCATTTCCTGCTCCTTCGTAAAAGCGTCTTCATTGTCCAGGACAAGAACATTCATTTCTATCCCCTCAAGCCAGGTGAGCTTTTTATCGAAGATCCAAATTTCGAAGGGGACGTGATCCGAATCCTTGGGGTCTATAACGCTTTTGGACTGCCCTTGCCTCTGGATGACACCCGCAATCCTAAGTCGATGTCTACGCCCCAGAACCATGTGCTCTATATTCCTGAGCCGGACCATGGTGTTCGTTTGGAAATCGAATATCAGGCTCGTCATCCCATTCTTGACCCCAAGGACTTCGATCAGGAGATCGAGATCCCGGTCGAACTGGAAGAGGC